TTTTAATAGTAGATCCTATTTTTTGATAATAGGTATTTGATGGAATATTAATCTTATTTAAAACTCCTCTTACTTTTACTCGGATACCATCAGTTCTACCAAGTCCCGCTGAATATGCATATGTGTTTTGATCAATATCTGTGAGATCCGAAATTTTATTGTCAATTCCTACAACACCTAAAAATTGATTATTAGTTTTAGATGAATAAGTTACTATCCCTGATGTGGAATTTTGATAAGTAAATGAAAGAGTCCCTGATTGAGGAAAACCTAAAGTAGAATCAACTGTAATATATGTTTGACCAATAGATACCTCTCCAATTGTTTTTGATTTCGCATGAACAGAAAACTGATCATATAATAAGTCAGAAGTTCCTGTGTTTTGAATAAATGACCCATCAATTCCTAATCGATAGTAAGATCCCGTGGCAATTCCCACGGCAACCTTTTCAACACTCGCTACAGGTGAAGATGCTCTGGGTATATTCTCAAATTCATCTTGAAAAAGAGTGTTATTAATTAAATCAAACGGATCTCCAGATATTGCCTCGACAATAACACTTCTTTGCTTTATATAATTGGCATCTGATGGAGAAATTACATAATCTTTTGGTCTAATTATTTCTGCATCTACATTATAAAGTGCTTTAAAAAGAATCTTAAATGAAACATCAGTTCCTCGTGTGGAATATAAATCTTTTGAATGACGAATAAATTGTGATTCGTTTAAATTTACATCTAAATCTTTATTACTTATTCCTGGTAAAAACTGTACTTTAATTTTTTTTAGAAATTCTTCTAAAAATAAAGAACTTAAATTAATAACTCGATTATTTGATGTATGATCCGCAGATTCTGATGTTGAAAATACAAAATTTTCAGATTGATTAGAATTTCTGAAAGAAGTAATTCCACTGAAACCACGAATACATCCAGTAAAACTATTTGTTGTTATACCAGTATATGTAATAATTTCATTATTAATTTTTAAGAGTCCATATTTTTGTGGAAATCCACTTGTATTGATAACTGGAATTGTAGTTGAAGAAAAACCAATATTTTGAGAAAGAGATGTAAATCCTACAGTATTTCCACAAGAATTTAATTTTATGTAAGAATCAATATTATTAACTAAATCTATTGGACCACCTTGATATTCTTGACCTCTATAATATTGTGATAAAAATTCTCCAATAAGAGGAAATTCCTCCTGCACATATGCTGGTAATTGATTCTTTACGATTTGATTAAATTGAACTCTTTTTTCCGTCATCTTTATTTTTTTAAATTTTTTTAAATACGAAATACATTAATATGTAAGATTGTTAACATCACGATAACTGGAACTTCTTGTATAATTCGAACCAGAAGTATCCGATCCAGAACTAATTTGATCAATAATCATTTCAACTTCACTAGTATCTAGTTGCAAATACAAATCCTGCAAACCAATCACATCATTTGAGTGCGGTATTGCAAAAATCTGTAAAATTTGCTGACCAAACTTTGTCTGCCCTGACACAATATTAATTGGATTTAAAGTGATTCTACCTTTGAGATAATCAATTTTTCCAATACTTTTCCTTCTTATAATTGGAGAAGTTGATCCTGCGGTTGGAAGAGAATATAACACCATTGTTCCTAATTTTCTATTTGAGTCTGGAATGTCTCCAATATATACATCATCAATGATATCCAAAACTTTAAATGCACTAGATTTAATATTAAATCCATTCATTGAGGTAATATGAAATTCATTTCCAAAATCAATTGCATATTCTGCAAAACTTCCTATGGCAAGACCCAAATCTCTTCTCATTCGCAATGTGGTGATGTTAGACATTACAGCGGGGTGACTTTGATCAATAATGCTTAAAAATTTACTATATTTAAATCTTGCTCCATACTTATTTAATTCTGTGGATTCTTTATATTTTGAAATTGTTGATTGAATAATTGTAGAAACAAGTGATGAACTAGGCGCCAAATTAGAATTGTAATAAACTTTACTATTTGTTTCAATATAAAGATATTTAAGGTCTAAAATTTCTGGTATAATCCCAGCAACAGCGTATTTTTTAAGATCTCTTTTTATATTTTGCTTAATTGAATTGGGAACAAAATCTCCATTTCTTGGTTTGATGCTAATAAAAACTTTACCGTATTGTGGAGGAACCAAATCCTCTCCACCAAAAACTGTGATTGACTCTGCTTCAGGATAAATTTTACTTGGAATTAAATTTTCATAATCCGATGAGGTTAAAGCTCTATTTTGAGAAGAATATTGAAAAGGAGAAAATCTTTTAATTGATTCTACATTTTCTATTTGATCACCACCACTTGAAGATCCAAACGAAGTAATGAGAGAAATTCCAGATGTCACTGTATATTCAATAGAATTTCTTGTATACTTCAAATTACCGCTAAAAACAAGACTGCTTACACCATTAGCAGAATCTCCAGAGGTAACAACATAAGATACTTGTATGACATTCCCATTTACTAATTTTTTACCAAATACTCCATCTCCAAAAATTAATTCATATTTTTCGTCCTCAATCTCTTGAACAAAATAAACGATTGATGTTCCATCAATAGTGGACCCTCCAGATGACGTGAACAAATCATTTTGTTTAACATAGTTTACTAATGTGGTGGATGTGGCAGAGTCTTTTACAGATACTTTCAAGGTATCTAAATCAATTCCAATATTATCTAAAATAAATCTTTGCTGTAGATTTTGATCGGACTTTGTAAATGTTTGATTTACTAAAGTTCCCTCATATACAAGTAACTCATTAAAACTTGCAATATTATCAATAACAGAAACTGTTGTATCTTCAATAATGTTAAAAACAAAAGATTCACCACCAAATTGAGATCCAGAGGAAACAGTTGGCCCTTTTTTTAATGTTATTGTTGAGGGTGTTGGCGAAATATCTGTCGTGTCTACAAAAAAATCAATCGTGGATCTTGATGATTTTTTTGATCTTGGCAAATATCCAATATTTTTGGCAAGCGCAACCACATTTTCTCGCAAAGTTGCGCTATCAAGAAAAACCTCATTTGCCACCATATTGGCATTATATGATGTAATATATGTATTATATGCTAATACATCCAGAATAGTTGATAAATTAGATCCATCAAAATCATAGTCCGTAAAATTAGCATCAGACTTTAAATAATCTCTAAGTGTTTGTTTAATCTGATCAAAATCTAGACCAGTAAAGTTTTGAAGGGACATTTATCGTGATGGCAGCAAGACAAATTCTAATTGTTGAGCAGGAACATCAATACCGACAATGGTATAAATGATTGTTACAAGAAATTCATTATTATCATAGTTTGGTATTACGTTCACTCGGTTCAATATAACTCTTGGTTCAAAGTTACGGATTGAATTTTCAATTTCATCTTGAATTGAGAGTGCTGTAAGATCATCTAAAGTCTCAAACAACAATCTAGATACATTTGAACCAAAATCTGGATTAAAAAATTTTTCTCCAGGAACTGTGAACACAATATTGCGAATAGAGCGAGAGATCGCAGTTTGATTTTTAAGTGCAATCAAATCGTTGTTCAGGGGATTTACCTGAAATGACATGCTAACATCTTTAAAAGATTGGCTAACTCGCTCTAAGGGCATTCTAAATTAAAAATTTATGAATTATATCTTATTTATTAGCAGTTTTTAACTAAAATTCACTTAATGGTATAGGTTCGGTTCCATATTCCCAATCATCATAGTCTTCATCATTACGAATTTTGGCATGTAACTCTTTTTGAAGTGAAAAATCATGTTTTTTAGGAGTTTGATTGTCATTCGCAATCTCTCTCAGCATTTTTTTCCCAGTGTTTTCCATTTTTTGCTCCTGATTCGTTAAAATCAGAACTTTTTACGGGGTTGCTATCCCGTTCTTGTGCTGTTTTCCAAAAATATTCATCTTCATTGCCCATTGCAAGTCTTTCATAACTATTTTCAACCTGATAATATCGTGTTGAAACCTTAAAATCAGGTGTTTTTGGCTCTTTTGGAGTTAAACTGTTGTCATAGATGCGTATTCGGTTGTTAGGGTAGAGTGCAAACTGCCCATTTTGTAGTTCAATTAGATTATGTGACTTATGTTCGGCTGGATTTTCACTTGTTGCATAGTCAATCACATCTGGATCTTGATGATAATTGTCTAGAGTGCAGACATACGTGCCTTTTTGAGGTCCAAAGTCGCGTGTATAACATTCATAATCCATGGATCCAATAAATTGTTTCTGCACCGCAACAACTCCATAGTCCATACAATTCCAAAATTGGAGATTTGGTAAATCTAAGTCAGGATCTGGAGTTTCTGGACGAGATAAAAAAGCACTAATTGGCAACTTATCATACATTGCAGCATACTCTGGTAAGTATGTCTCAAAATAAAAAGCACGTCCAGGTATCGACTTAGCAGATACCCAGACGCCTTTTACAAACTCACCCCAACCACTTTGATGATCGGTCAGATACTCTTTACGAACCCAGACTTCTTGTGAAGGTAGATTAGCAATTAAGCAAGACATATGTTAAGTTTTATCTTTTAACTATTTACCCTGTCCGCGATACTTTTTTTTACGTCCATTACGAGAAGTTGCTGAGAGAAGAGTTCGAGGAGAGCGACCTTGGCGAGTTTTCTTCGGTGCTCCAGGTTCAAAAACAACCTTATTAGTTCCACCTTTAGCCATTTAAAATACCCCCATCAAATAATACGAGTTTTCTCATGCCCCACACGAATGCGAGGGTCACACCAGATTTCAAATCCTGCATCTTTTGCATCTAAGCAGAATGAGACATCCTCACCACACATGTCTTGAACACTACCAGACTCAAAGACTTGCATCTTTGGAGCAAACCAAGGATACTCAAGATTTTCAAAAACACCTTTTTTAATCAATACCCAACCAAAACCCGTGTAGTCAACAGTAAATGGTTTCTTACGTTTTGACATCGTTTCAACAGTTTCATGATTCATCACTCCACCATTCTTACGGAAATCATCTTCCTCTAACCAGTGTGCGACAGAAGTTGTGTGACCATCCTCAGTTGCATACCAACCAGCAGTGATTTCTCTCTCTGTGCCATCTTCGCTTAATGCAAGATCGCAGAGTTGCCAAAACTTTGAAGTATCAAATACAATGTCATTATCAATCCAAAGTTGATAATCATATTCCAATTTGCCATCCCAAGGTATTTGTTTAGGTCCTCTGAGAACGTTCGCTCCCAAACACTTACATCTTGCAAAATTAACCATTGATGAATAATCTTGAGAAATCTGAATACTCATTCCATTTTGAACCATATCAAAACAGAGTTGTACAAAGTTTTTCAGAAAGATATAAGAACAACCTCTACCAGGAAGACAGAATACAATTCCCTTTCCTTTCATTCTTTCTTTAATTGCATCAATATCCCAAGTTGGTTCCTGTTCTTTTTTTGGTGCGACTGTTTTTACTGTAAATCCTTTAGCCATAAGATTGAATTACCTTCAAGATCAATTTTATCGTTTTATTTAGAATTTGTCAATATGAAGAATTTTGCTGCAAATCTGTTCTTACGAAAACCTCTTCATATGACAAATCATCTGGTTCATAATCTGTTTTCATTAATCCAACAAGATGATGAAACGTATTCCATGTAGCACGAAAATCTTCCTCTTTAATCGAGTGCATCAAACACTTATCTTTTGCATATATGTGATAAACTTTTTCCATGGAAATTTTTTGGGCGGAATTTTTTGATCCCAAGGTATATAGACTTTGAATATCCCTCCGGAAAATTTTTATGAATCTGATATTTAGTTCGCGTTTTGTCACCTCTGTAGGTTAGGGTAGTGATCGATTTTTAAAACGCCGACAACGCCGCCGCCCGCCATCAACAACCGCCCGCAAATCACTGCGAAACGACTATATCTACGAGTATAACATAAACGCCCCCCAGTGTCAACCAGGGGACGCACAGTTGTTAATAATCAGAACTCGATAGTGCTCTCCTCAGTATCACTCACAGCTTCAGCAGCGAGAGCATCAAGAATCGACAGAAGTTCATCGCCAGTGTTACCTTGAGCGAGAAGAGAAAGTGCAATCGACTTGGACATTTTGTGTGTTTTGTGTTAGAATGTGTGTGGAACGTTGAGTGTCTTTATAGAGGCGCATCTCATTCCCCTTGCTGATGCTTACCGTGCGACAAGAACTCTATCATCTTGCCGATAAAAGTGCAGCACCTCAGAGTAGTCTACTGTGCTGACTGGTTGTTGATACTCTACAGGACGATTGATAGCAGCACGACATTGCTCTGCGATCTGATCCAGAGTATAACGGGACGAAGGAATGTAACGCATAGAGTGTCAG